TTTTCCGCACAACACACATTTCATCTGCGGTCCTGTCATATTCCGTCTTCCTCGCACGCGCACTCGCCGCAATATTGTCCCGGCGCGCATTCTATCCCACAGCCCGGGCAGCGCCATACTCGGGTTTTTCTTTCTACCCGTGTTTTCTGAGAGAACTTATCGTTTATCATGTCCTCTCTATTCACCATCGTGCCCTCTAATGGCTTTTCCATCTTTGACTCTCCCCGGTTTTCACTTCTACCTTCTGCCTACTGCCTTCTGCCCCTACTCTTTCAACTCCGCGGCCCGTTCTGTCAGAAACGCCGCCGGCTCGATGCGGCTGATTTCGGTGAGCGCCTCATCGACTCCCTTTTCCAGGAGCGTCCGGCACTCCGCCTCATCGCTCTGCCCGGCCAGCGCCTTTGCCAACTGCACCGGCAGGCTGCGCAGCCGGGACGACACTCCCGCGGCCATCCCGGACAGTATCCGCTCGACCGCCTCTGTTTCGACCACCCGCCCCTCGGCGAGCTGTATTTCCAGTTCCGCCTGGCGCGCCCGGGCGTTGCCCAGCCGATCCTTGTAGTTCAGCCCCGGCGCTCCCCCCGGCGCTCCGCCGTCCGGACCGGACCCCTCCTGATGCTCTCCAACCAGGTCCCGATCCGCTCCGTCCGATCCGCCCGAGGCATATCCGCCGGCGACCTGCGTGCCGGATGCATATCCCTCTTTCCGCGCCCGCTCGACCTCCCGCCGCACGAGCCACTGCACCACCTGCGCCGAGTCGTACCGGTGGGCGACGCCCTTGGACCCGGGCCGTTTGCACGGCATGCCATCCCGCAGCCACGCCTCGATCGAC